AGGGGGCCAGCTAAACGCGACAGGCATGTATTCACAGCGTTCACACAGGGTAATCCAGCGTATGGTGTGCTTGTCATCTTTTATCATCCAGGAGATCAGGAAATTCACAGGATTCGTGTGCAGGAACTCTCGTGTAGCCAGAGTAAATTTCTGGTATTCAAGAGGACCTTCAACGATCTTATCGCCGTTAAAGATCCTGAAGATTCGTTGGAACTGCGTGTTGGTGTTGTACCGTCTGTCCTCTACCTCAAACGGCAGAGTAATAGGCATAGACTGAACTTTGGAGTGCGCTTTGCCTTTCTCGTACCATCCCCAGAGCAGGGCAATATACCAGTCCTTTATCGATTTACCTGTTTTACTTGCTGCTTTTCGAGTTCTGAATCCCAGCGATATGATGTCGGCGAGGCAGTACCTGCGATGACCCTCCATAAGAGCCTCCAGTAAATGGAGGTGCCGTGACGTATATTATACGTAAGTTCCAGGCACACTCCTGGTGTTAGATGTGAAGCCGATTAAGCCGCTACAGCTTGATCGGCTTTTTCTTTTTCTTCCAGTTTCTCCATACCTTCTACAACCAGCTTTCGAACAAACGCGCTCCTGCTCATCCTCATCCTCCAAGCTGCGTCGTTGATCGTTTTCTCCAACTCAGGATCCACGCTGATAGTCATGCACTCTTTCATGGTCACCTCCTTGGTAGGTTAATATACAACAATCCAGATAAATTGTCAAATCGCCGTGTAGGTAGAGCGGAATCAAGTGTTGCTTGTGTTGAACTAATTTGTTTCTTGGGGGGAGGTAAGGCGTTATTTAGGTCAAAGCACTCGTAACTGGTGATAGCACTAAGTACTTTGTGGGACGCTGCCGCTTGTCAAGTGTACTTTGTGGGACCTAAGTCCTTCATGTAGCTTGAGTTCTTACAGATTTAGGACTATTTACTCGGAATCCGAGCTCAAACTCAGCTTATCAGGCAGGATTCGGATCTCAGGCAGCCACTTAACGAGTTAAATTGGTTTTATCGGAGTCTTGGTTTAACGGCCATTGAACTTATTTGGAGGCCTTTGAGATTTTCTCAAGTATCCTATCGGCTGTTTACTTGCTACGAGCCAGTGAGCGTTCAAATGGCTGAATAGCGGAGACTGAGTTACCTGCAAGTACTGCAGTACCGTTTTTATCAAATATCTCATTTTAGTCTGACTTCTTCCGAGTCGTGTCTGCGTGACACCTGTACTCCAACGGTATAATACGTCGGACGAGTATGCATCCGAGATGCGATAATGGTTATACGGTCGTGACTGTAACCACGCATCGAATCCGCTAACGGCAGCCGTTATCTCATCCGCCGACGGCGGAGCGCCGTTATCAGCCTGGAATCGAATTTTCCAGGCAATCCTACGTAGCCGGTGAGAAATCGCGCCCTGTGTCACGCCAAACTTTTTAGCCAATTCCTGCTGCGACGCGCCAGAAGCTCTCAGGCTCACGAGCGACTTCTCAGCCTTACTCAGACACTCCAAACTCGAGATCGTCGATTCCAAATCGCTTAAACGAGGCATGTCGGCGTACGGATCCTGGATCACGAGATGTTCGTACTTGCTTCCGAACTCAAAACAGTCCGAGGACACGTTTTTGGTTATGCTCAAAGCGTCTTTGTGCTTTATCGCATGCATCCACATAGAGCCTCCTTGTATAGCAAGTTGATACACTATCAGTGATACTCTGTTAATATATGTTATGTCTATGTAGTATGAAAGTAGTATGACAATATACTAAAGTAAAACATTAAGGAGGTTCTATGGTCGGTATGACTGGCATGCAGCAGCCGGAAAAAAGTTTTGAGCAGACGATGACAGAGGATTTGATGGAGTATGCGCCAATAATCAAGCGTTGGTTGAGAGCCAGGTTTCCAAGCATGTACAGTCCAGAACTAGCGTTTGATTGTCACAGTCTCGGAATGTTGTCCATTTTAGAGGCTGGTTATACAGGACTGACGTCTGATCAAAGGCAGCACATCATGTTCAAACGAGGTACAGAGTTGGCTGGAGCTCAGTGCCAGCAGAGACTATTACCTGAGCGCTCAGCCGATGGATACTACACGCGTGACAATGTCAATTTCAAAGATCTGAATCCTGACTTCGTGAACTTTTTGACATTGCGCCGTCGGCGCGTGTGGCGGTTGAGGTGTGAAGGCAAGAAGATGACGGAGATAGCTGAGGTTCTAAATATCTCGACTAACCTGGCATGTGTATGCGCCTATCAGATACGAAAGCAGTATGTGAAATGGCTGGCGATGAGGAATACGTTCATACCAGATTACTACGACTACATACCGCATCACCATTATTACCATGAGGTCACGAAATTGAGGTACGAGGATGGATGTTCGATAGAGATCATAGCAGATAGGCTTGGCATAGGTCCTCGCTACGTTTGTACCACGCTCTACCGTGTCCGTGAGGCTCTGAAAAAGAAAGGTATATACCTACCGAGTTCATGGATTGATCGTGAATAAATGTCATAATAACTCATTTTTCCTGGCAAATAATCTAATTTTCATGTATAATAACACAAAAGGAGGCTACTATGCCGTTTGGAAATGTGCAGTCGCATGAGAAGAAGCCGAGAAAGTTGCCTGTAGATCTCGGAGAAACATGGGAAAAACAGAAGGCTGATCTCCAGACCAGTCTGAGCACGGCTCCGCAGTCCGGAGGTCGTGAAGCCTCGAAAAGATACCTATCTGGAGAAAATCTGAACAGAACTGAGGCTATGCTGGCTAAATGTTTCGATTGCTGCGGACAGTACGTAGACGGTAAGAAGGACTGTGAGGTGCCGTTATGCACGCTGTATCCATGGATGCCTTACAGGAAGAAAACTGCGTGAAGTAACACAGCATATATCTGTCGATAGTTTGTGAGGACTGGATCCTAAAGATCCAGTCCTTTTTATGTGACATAATTATGTCACATTGCAGTATATGTACGACGGCGCAGGACGTCGTCGCTGATCGCACTGGATGCGTGACCATAGCCTGGAGCACCACATGAGTAGCACAGATATCGATATCAAGGATATTTTAGGTGATCTTGATACCGCAGATCATGACAGGTATCTACAGAACCAGGTAAAAAAGTTCAATCCTAGTCAGACTCTCGAGACTCCAGACTCAGTAGCCGGTACCGAAGATCCTACGTCAGAATTTTTGAATCTCAAAGAGCTCACATCGCTGGATGAGTTTCCTGCCGTACAGGCCGTGCCTGACGTTTATCAGAAACAAACCGCTCCGAGAGTCACACATACACGCACGTTCAAACCACGCGCCAAAAAGAAGTGGACTCAACGTAAAGCCTATGCAGCGTTCATGGCATGTCTCCAATGGATGAGAGCAGATCCTGAGCATTTATTCCAGCAAACATACTGGGCGGAACAGGGAATCGTCGAAGGTCAGATCGAGAAAATGCGAGTCAAGTATCCTATCCTCCAGTATGTGCTGGAGCAGATACGAGCGACTCAAGAAGCAAAATTACTAGTAGGCGCAGCGACCGAGAAACTCCATCCAGGTTTCGTGAAGTTTTTTCTTAACTGTCGGTACCAAGATAAATACATACCTCACACGGAGACCAAACAAGAGATCACTGGTAATGTGACTGATCAAAAAGTACACATAGTATTTGAAGAAGTGGCAGATGTCACGAATAAAAGTCAGTCATAAACAGCGTCAGTTTCTTTCATCTGTAAAGAGATATGTAGTTTACAGAGGGGGAATAGGATCAGGGAAAACGAGGATACTTTGCTACCGTGCAATACTCAATGCTCTCAGTGGTCGCAAGGAACTCGTAGTAGCCAATACGTTTACTCAGCTCCGTGATGTAGTACTGGCTACGTTCATAGAAGTACTGCCGCTCTTTGATATAAAGGAATTCACGGATTACATAGTAAATAAATCCGACATGGATATCATCATTCGCGGTACCTATATCCATCTGAGATCAGCAGAGCAAGACGAAAAGCTTAGAGGTATTAATTGTCACGATGTGCTGATCGATGAGGCCAGAAACATCAAGGATGACAAACTTTTTCTCATACTCATAGGACGTATGAGGAATTCAGACGATGGACAGTGTTTCATATGTTCATCTCCAAAGGGCAAAGACTGGGTCTGGAAACTCAGCCAGGACACCGAGAACGTAGACCTGATAACTCAGAAGACCTACGAGAATCCATTCCTGAGTAAAGAGTACAAGGTCGACCTGAGACGTAGATACACATCGCAGTATGCGGCTCAGGAATTAGACGCGGAGATCATAGAGTTTAATGCTGGAGTGATACAGTCTAAATGGTTCGTGCTGATACCGTACATCAAGCCGATGAGTGGTATAAGAGCCTGGGACCTCGCAGTCTCTATCAAGACCGCGGCTGACTATGCGGCTGGAGCTCTACTATTTAATAGTGGTCATAGTATGTGCATAGGTTCTATGATACACGGAAAGTTCGAATATCCTGCTCTCCGACAAAAAATCATAGAGACTGCTCAAGCAGATGGTAGAGATATACATATCGTGATAGAGGACGCAGGACAGCAGCGTGGATATATAGATGATCTGAAGCAGATCTCTGAACTAAAAGGATATGTCATCAAGGCTCTTAAACCGCGGTCAGATAAACTTGCACGGGCTCTACCGTGGATATCACGAGCCGAACTCGGAGGCATCTCTGTATGTGAGGCACCATGGAATAGAGCGTTTTTTGATGAGTGCGATTCGTTCTCGGCAGACATGAGTCATGAGCACGATGACATGATAGACGCCGTCTCGATGGCATATAAAGCTCTGACTAAGCCTGTAGGATCGTCAGCTAAGGTCAAACTTTACTGAGGAGTGAACTATGATCTGCACATTTAACGATCGCGAATGCAGGTGCCAGCGTACGTCTAAGGATTGTGATCTTTACGTGACTACGGTTAAGAAGCCGCCATTACCAGATATCATAGACATGGCATTTGGTGATGAGGATCCAGAGGCTACTCATACGATCACTGTACCTACGACTAACCGAGTGATAACGAAGCGAGGAAAATAATGTACGTAGAATCTGATGCCAAGTCTAGATATCTTATGGATATTGCTCCAGGTACTACGCTTAGACAATATGTAGTTACTACGGAGGATATCCTGATAAACGGAAAGAATCATGGCATCATAGGTACTGACATTGGATGGTTCGTGATAACATCACAGACCTCAATAGATCCATTTGAGTTAGCTATAGCAGCAGAAAAGTTCAGAGATGAAATAAATAGATATAACGAAGAACAAAAAGGCTGGTTAGAGAAAATATCATCATAGGAGATGTCATGGCTCAGAATTCTCAAGGACAGTACGTGAACGAGAATAATCTCGACTCACTGCTACCGGCTACAGGCCAGGATCGAAACATACTGCAGATGCAGTATTCGATAAATATCAACTCAGTCAATCCATACTGCTTTATGGATGATACATTCCACGGATCAGGAGGCTACCGAGACGGATCGTATCTGATACCGTTCAGTCGTGAGTCTTCATTTCTACAGCGTAAGCAGTTGGCTCATTTCAAGAATTATCTGAAGCCTATACTGAGAGCCATGGTAGAACCTGTGTTCACTCAGACAGCTGTGCGTACTGTTAAGGATGACGCTGGACAGCCTATAGAGAACTCATTGTTTACCGAGTTTTTGGAGGACTGCGATTCAGCCGAGACGTTCATACAGGATTTCAGTCACCAGGTAGTGGCTCTAGCAAGAAGACATGGAGTAGCATTCGCAGTCATGGACAACTATCCTACGACTGCTCAGCCGTCTACAGTATCTGAGGCACTCGATGGACGTATCTATCCGTATGTATACGCCAAACGCGCCAATGAAGTAGAGGACTACGAGGTAGATCCGTTTGGTAACCTGGTAGAGATTACGTTCACGGATGCATCTGTGAAGGTGAACTACAATGGTAGCACGATCACTGAGAAACGATGGCGTCGGTGGACTCAGACTGAGTCTATAGTACTCTCCAAAAATAAGTCTAATTCCAAAGAGTTCGTAGAGGTATCGAGAGCCACGCATAATCTCGGCGTGGTACCTGTGGTCATGGTATTCAGTGATGCACGTGACTGTAACACAAAAGTCATGGTAGATCCTCCACTCTATGATATCGCCAAGCTGAACTACGTGATATTCAATCAGAGCGCTGAGATCAGAGATCAGGAGAGGGCTCAAGCGTTCAGCATATTCTACTGTCAGGGAGTACCGCCAGCTGACCTGGTAATATCCAATAACACGTATATCAATCTACCTGAGTCAGCGACGATACCTCCAGGATATGCATCTCCTGACTGGAATATCGTCACTGGTCTAGTAGCCAATCAAGAACAGATTAAGAAAGATCTCTATCAGATAGCTGAGCAAAATGGAGTAGTAGGAATTGAATCTGAGACATCTGGTATAGCCAAAGCATTTGACTTTGAGGCCAGAGAATCTGTACTGAAATGGACAGCCAGGATGGCTACAGACTTGGAGAACAAACTATCTGAGTTGTTCCAGCAGTACACTAACGAAAAGTTTGTGTATACGGTAGTGTATGTGAGCGACTTCGCTCCTACAGGCCTAGATGATGAAGTAGATCGTTATGAGAAGCTTCTAAAGTTGCCTGGTCTCAATAGTGTATTCGCAGCCAAAATCCAGGAGAAATTGGCTCGGTTGCTGTTAAGGGACGAGGATGACAAAACGATCCAGGAGATCGTGGACGCCATAGAAGCTGGAGCAGTAGTAGCACAAGAGGCACCTGGTAATGTAGAGCCTGAGGAAGCCTCTATCAAAGAGACTAAAACGCCTGAGACTCCTACTCCAGGACCTGTAGAGCCTGATTCTAATGGAATAGTATTACCACCGGAGGTGAACAGTGGCAAACAAAATTAGTAAGAATATCGAAAAGACTACAGAGGTGACGATACTATCCGCTATGTCTGTAGTCATGACATGGTTAGTAAATAAGTATATCGTTGACGTGCCTGCAAATGTGTCTACCGCTATGGTAGTCGTATTAACAGGAGTGATGGCAGGTGTGTATAACGCACTCACTCACGGTCCTATCGCGTGGCCGTGGACTATGAAACAAAAGAAAGAGGTGAAATAATGCCTATCAAGAGTTGTACCAGAGACGGTAAGAATGGATACAAATTTGGTGACGCTGGTTTCTGTTTTTTAGGATCCGATGCTGAGAAGAAAGCCAGAATGCAGGGAGTGGCGACTCTCATGAGTGAGGCTAGAGCAGCAGGTCATACGGATAAGAAGTCCATGGAGGCATACGTAGCCAGTAAATCTCATGAACTCGCGAAGGTATGATTATGCCATGGGAGATGCAGACGGTCATAGTACCAAAATCTTTAGCAGGCTCTTTGGAAGAAGCTACACGGATAGCAAAGCGTGTAGCTTCTAAGATCTATACGAGTCGTGAGACAGATAGTTCATATAGATTCCGACAGAGACCGCCGGAAGATTTTGTAGCAGGTACATTCAGGACATCTAAACTGAAATCTGGAGTGACTGTAATCTATGGTGAAATAAAGAGTTAGAAAGGCCACCTGACGTGATGTGTTATAAATATAACACATCACAGTATATATCAACGAGCGCCGCTGGACGGACGCCATATCCCTGGAGGACGCGATGCCAGTATCAATGGAACAGTTTAAAGAGGCTCTTTCAAAGCTGGAGAATGGTGAGGATCTGTTGGAGTTTCATGCATCTTCGGTATCGGCTGAGAAGAATCTCGGCATATCGAAGCACAAGGAAGCCAACAAAGAAGCTCAGGGACTCAGAAAGTTTAAGCTCGCTTTCGAGAAACTGGGATACGATCCTGAATCAAAAATCGATATCGACGAGTTCGCTGACGGGCTGCTAGGGAAAGTCACCGAAACAACCAATAAAGCGACAGGCGAGATCGGTGAGCTCCAAAAGAAGCTGAATAAACTGACCAAGGATTTCACGACTACTCAGGATGAACTAAAAGCTGAGCGTGAACAAAGATCGACTCTCGAGAAGGTCAACAGAGCCAAGACTATAGAATCTAAACTGCTACCGAAACTGAAGGAAGACTTCTACGGAGCAGAGTACATGATTAAGGCGCTGCTGGCTGATGGAGCGGTCGACCTGGATGATGCTGGCGAGGTAGTGTTTAAGAAAGGCGACTCCGTAGTATCTCTGACAGATGGCTTGAAGCAAATCGCTGAGAGTAACGCGGACGCTCGGAGGAACAAGCAGACTGGCGGCGCTGGATCGTCTGCATCAGTGCAGCCTAATAGGCCGAAGTTTACGATCGACCAGATTAAAGCGATGGATCCGAAGACGATGCAGGCGAACATAGCAGATGTAAACGAATCAATGCGGCAAATATCAGACGCCGCGAAATAACAAAGGAGTTTGCTCATGGCACTCGATAATTTCATTCCTCAACTTTGGGCTGCGAACGTCATCAGTACGCTGGATAAAGTGCATGTCGCCGCTGACCTGTGCAATCGTAACTACGAGGGTAAGATCCGCGGTATGGGAGATAGAGTCAAGATCAATCAGATCGGTGCCATCACGGTAGCCGATTACACGAAGAATTCCACGTCTTTGTCCTATCAGGACCTGACTGATGCCGCGATGTGGTTGATGATCGAAAAGTCTAAGTATTTCGCGTTTGGTGTAGATGATGTCGACGCTGCACAGATGAATATCGATATCATGACCGAAGCGACTCGTAAAGCCGCGTATGCTCTGAATGACGCGGTCGATAGCTACATCCTCGGTCTGTACACTCAGGCTGGCGTGACCAGTGGACTCGGTACTACAGCAGTACCTCTGACGATCACTGCAAAGGCCACCACAGGCTCAGACATCAGTGTGATAGAACTCCTGGCGACTGTCAATCAGAAACTCGATGAGAGCAACTGTCCTACACAGGGGCGTTGGATCGTGCTTCCTCCGTGGCTCGTCCAGAAGCTCATCATGGCCTCTGTGTTCACGATCAGTCAAACTGATATGAGCGCGATGGTCAATGGTCGCGTGGCGAAGGCTCTTGGATTCGACATTCGTATGTCGAACAACCTGACGAAGACGACCACGACAACGATCAACAGAGTGCTCGCCGGTGCAGGCACGCTTCCTATCAGCTATGCCGAGCAGCTCAATAAGGTCGAAGCGATCCGTAGAGAAGGTGCGTTTGAGAACGCTATCCGCGGTCTGATGCTCTATGGTGCAAAGGTGATCTATCCTGAGGCTCTCGCGTGCGCGACAGTGTCGTATGCGGCTGCGTAAGATAGGTAGAGGTAAACTGAACTAAAGATAATCAACGAAGGAGCAAACATGTCTCGTACAGCGATTACCAAAGCCTCGGCTCTCACTAATGATGGCGTGACTGTCACTCTCAGCAATTGTGCTGGTGCGACAGGCACAGATGGACATAGCCTGGCTGATACTGAAAAAGATGACCGTCTCATATTCATCGTGAACAATAACGGTGCTGCGACTGGTCTACTCACGGTCTATGCATCTGACAGTATGTCCGCGGCAGGACAGGGAAACCTGGTCAGTCCTGTAGGTATCAATGTCACAAGGACTATCGGTCCTCTCGAAGGTGCACGGTTCGTGAATGCTGATGGTACCATATATCTCGGTACAGGATTTACCGGGACGATTGGCGCGGTAGAGTTGATGTAATGATATCGATCGAGACGAATGCTGATGAGGTAGCAGCGGACTTTAACACGCTCGCTGCTACCTTAGAATCAACAGTCGTAAACGATGGTATCGAACCGTTCCTAAAATCAGTCCAGGTAGAATCGAAACGGCACCATAGATTTCACGCACGTACTGGCAAACTGACGAGGTCGGTAAAGATTTCTGCGGACAATGATGGTGGATCTATCTACATAGATGATGCATCAGCGCCATATGGTAAATACATCCACGATGGTACACGTAGATGGTCTGCAGATCCTTTCGTACAGTCTGCCTACGAATCAAAGCAGCGTGATCTAGATGTCGCTGTAGATCGAGCCTTGGACAACGCAATCACTAAGGCAGGTCTATGAGTTATCTGACAGCAGCCGATATCAAATCGAATCTATCTCAGGGATTCGACATATCTCAGTACCTCACTGAAGCTGATGCCGAAATCGTAGACCTCGCTGAAATTTTAGGCGTCCGCGATACCACTCTGATCGAGACTCCTCTCGCATACAAAATTAAGAGATACGCTGTAGTGTTCGTACTGATGCGTCTGGCACAAGACAAAATCGGTACGGTGACACAGGATGTCGCCATGGAAAAGTATAGAGATCTGTATGACCTTTATAAGGCTGAACTCAGAGATCTGAAGCCACAGATCACGTATGAGATGATGACGGGATCTGTGAACAGTATGCTCGGTAGGACAGCCGTGTACAATCTTTATAGAGGATGATATGGAACATTTACTCGCTATTTTTGGTCAGTTTGGATTGATGGGATGTGTACTGGCAGTATTGATATATGATGTATTCGTACTCCAGAAGAAGTTACTAGATCTACTGGAGAAGAATACGGCTGCCTATATAGATCTGAAGAACGTCATAGATAAATGTCAAACTGTACACCATGAGTGATACTATACTATCATCGATAGAGAGAGGTCTCGCTGAGTCTATAGGATCTATGACTCAGGGTGATGGATACAATTTCGATTGGGGTACAGTCAATCAGCCTGATGAGGCTCTACAGACGTTTCCGAGTGCGGAGATAGCGCTAGAGGTAGAAAACTGTCTCGATGATGCTGGTGGTATCTGGTCTGATGCGTATGAGTTGGAGAGTATCTATATCATACGCGTGAGAGCTCAGCTGAGTAATGAGACAGAGAGACCAGCATATGAGATCAACTCAGAGTTGAGTCTGGCTCTGGATGATCTAAAGAAATGTTTTGGTATCAACTATCACGCCAGTAACTCATGTGACTTGGTAATGTATATGGGAGCTACACGAGTACCGGATGCTCGTAGCGACATATTCAGACCAGCACACATGGATGTGCGGTTCAGAGTACGCTACACCATGGATCGACAGGATCCGCATATAAACGCCGAATAAATAGTTAACAAGGAGGTGTATCATTAGCTACTTTCTATATCCTATGAGGATCCTGGTTGGAAAGCTGGAAGGCACGCCGGGTACTCTGGAGACACTGACCAGTGCAGATTTCGATGTACGCGTCCGCAATCCAGAAGTCACCACGACCGTAGAGGTCGATGATGAGGCTTCAAAGTGGGCGCGTGGCGATCATGCTGAGGATTCGGTCGTGACTGGTAGCCAGTCTGGTACCATCACGTTCTCTACCAGGCTCACACGCGGCACATCGGTTATTACGCAGCCATCCTGGTTCAAGTTCGCATCAGGATGCGGTATGCTACCTGTGCTGTACTCTGGAAAAGGTTATGGTCTGCAGCCTCGTCGTCAGTATGACGAGAAGACCATGACGCTGTATGTGTATGACATCAAACGTGGTACTACTCCTACGGCGGTCTGTTACAAGTTTGCTGGCTGCATGGGCAATATGACTGTAGCCGCGGCTGGTGTAGGAAAGCCTTGGATGGTGAATTTCACGTTCATTGGTAAGCTCAGCGCGATCGATATGAACGTGGCTAATGGAGCCATCCTACAGATGATCATAGCCGAATCTACGTGCTCTGAGAAGTTCCTTAACAGTGACGTGTATATCGGCTCACACGCTGAGAAAGTTTCTCAGTTCCAGTTGGATGCTGGTAATGAGATACAACCTGTGATCGATCAGAAGGATGCCACAGGATACAGTCACTATGGTATCACGTCTCGTAAGCCGCGTCTTACCATGAATCCTCTCATGGATTCTACACATGACGTATACGCAGATGTAGCCAATGGAGTGACAGGATGTCCGTCTACCTATGCGTGCATGGTAGGTACTACAGGTATCGCAGGGCACGTCTCATTACATGTGCCAGTAGGTCAGATCATCAGTGCTGGAGTGGCTAACCGTGAGGGCTTGGTAGGTTGGGACCTCAATATCAAATGTTTAGCCAACGGTTACACGGGTGCTGTGGCATCTGGTGATCTGGAGCCTGAGGTGACCTTCGAGCTGCTCCAGGGAGCTCGTTCGTAGTAATCGCATTTACAAAGCAGCATAGAGGCACAGGATAATACCTGTGCCTCTGTCATATAGAGCTAGTGTTATGAATCCATTCACAAAATCCTGGAGGTTTTGAATGAGCGATGTGAAGATGACGCCAGAGATCAAGGCATTTCTGACGTCCAGAGTACCGTTTTCGTCGTCGACTGTAGTGGAGTATACGCCTGGAGCGTTCCAAAAAGAGCAAGATGGCAAGAAAATTTTGCCAGATGAGTTCATTCCTGTATTCAAACTCAGATCTCTACGTAGGGACGAGCGTGAAAAGCTTCGTAAGGCTCTTACATCCGTAGAGGCTAATCAGGATACCATAAAGGACGTGTGTCGAAAGTGCGTACTTGGATGGGACAAGCTCTATGATGCAGGTACTACAGAACTCTATCCATATGTAGAGGACGTGTCTGGTGGGTGTGCACAGGACGCGTTTGGTAATCTACCGATGAGTATCGTGACAGACATATGCTTTTACCTGAGTAAGATCTCTGGTCTGATAGATATTGATAAACTGGGTTTATGATCCTGGCTGCCATCCAGGCTGGCACTGCTGAGTTTTCATGTGAGGCGTGCCAGGCTGATCCATCCGTGCCAGCGGCGATGGGTTGTGAAACACCGGCGCAGGTGGTGGTCTGGGAGACTGAAGATGATGCGTTTTACTCGTGTCCAGTATCATTCATCTCAGACGCGATCTGGTCCTGGTATAGTGAGCAGATATATTACAAAGAGTTTGGTGGAGCTCCTCCTCATGACAAACAATCAGCACTGTGGCTGGATGCGTGGTCTATATACTCATCTTACTATGGAAAATTTTTGAAAGAGTCTCATTCGAAAGAGGATGTAACTGGTAAAAGTCTGGACTCTTTAAGAGACGCTCATAATCGAGGCGACGACAATGGATAAGACTGTACAGATAATACTCAAGGCTAAGAACGAAGCCTCAAAAGAGATCAAAGGCATAGGCTCCGATTTATCTAATCTAAATACAGCAGCTAAAGGTCTTGGTAAAATAGCTACGGCGGGATTCGCGGCTATAGAAGTAGCCGCTACTGCGGCTGCTGGTGCAATGATCGCTATAGGTACAAATATAGCTAAGACCGCTTTTGAGATGGAACGATTGAGTGAGAGTACAGGTATAAACGCTAAAGACTTGCAGGAGTTAGGTTTTGCTGCTAAAATGTCCGATGTAAATGTAGAATCTTTTGCTAAAAATTTGCAGAAGATGTCAAAAAATGCTATAACAAATGCCAAAGATTTTGAATTATACGGCATATCCGTAAGAGATGCTACCGGAAAAACAAAAAGCGCCTTTAATTTATTCTTAGATACCGCTGATGCTTTATCTTCCATGTCATCTGAAACGGAGAAAGTTGCTGCTGCTCAGAAATTATTTGGTAAATCGGGTGCAGAATTATTGCCGTTGATTAATCAGGGATCAGAAGCCATACGAGCACAGGCAGAGGAGGCTGATAAACTTGGAGTAATATTCAGTGATAAATTAATGTCTTCTGCAGTAGGATTGCGTGAGAGTTTTATTAAAGCTCAGTCCAGTTTCGTAGGATTAGTGGCGAAGTTCATAGATAACAATGACGTATTCACAAAATTGGATGGTGTATTTCAGAGTATCACCGAAGGAGTGGTAGAAGCCAGTAAAGTGTTCAACACGGTATCTAAAGACAATGAGAATGTACCGTTCATAAATTGGACAGAAGGATTCAAGAACCTGGCTAAAGTAATCATATCTTTAGGTGAGTCCTTCAAGATAATGTATGAGACAACTAAGGTATCTCTGGCTGGACTCGGCGGTCTACTACAGGATGCTGTAGCCAATATCAGGACTCTTTGGGATTCATATGTAGCGTTTACCAATGATGCCTACTATGGCATTAAGAATGCAGCCGATTTAATGGCTGATGACGCAGTAAGAAAGAAATTAGATGAGGTAGCGGACATAGTAGATAGCAAATTGAGAGTAGCTGTAGTAAATCTTAATAAAGAATTTGGAAATACTGGAGCATTCGATGCATATTTTCAGAAGATAAATGAGTATCGTGTAGCTGGAAAAACTCTACCTGATAACCTCGCAGCCTACCAGAAAAAATTTCAAGAAATATCGTCGGATATAGTGAAGTCTGCTGGTGTAGCACTGCCACATCCAGAGGCTCTCGATGCTAATTGGATGCCTGTACAGAAATATTTCAACCTATACTATAAGTACACAGACAGGTATATAACTCAGTTAGATAAAGTGAGACTACACTCAGGGGCTGACTGGGACGCCATAGGTAAGATCACTGAGAACGGTATCAATAACATAGCAGCAGCCACGGTAGAATATGAAAAGGCTCTATCTCGCATAGATTCCTTCGCTCCATCTGTACCAGGCAAACCTAAAGCTAAAGGTAAAACTACAGGTGCCGCAGTAGCAGCAGGTCCTGCCGTGACCATGCAGTTTCAGTTCAGACCTACTCAGAACATGTCGGATTGGGCAGTAAAAGATGTGGCTCAAACATCTAAGGTGCTCAGTGCTTTCTACGTGCTATCTGTAGGAGCTGAGAAAGATAGTGAGGAATCAAAGAAAAAGATATATGAAGAGAAGCTCAAGGACCGCATAGATTTAATAGAGAACTTCAAGAAGGTCAGTGCGGCCATAGCAAAGACTGGATATAAAACAGAGATAGACGCGCTGAATTCTCAAGAGTCCACAGTAGAGGCTGATCTGAAAGCTAGCTACGATCGTAACATAATCTCATATGATGAGTATGAGAAGATGATGACTGATACTACGCTATACTATGCTCAGAAGAGATCTGATTTGAGAATGCAGGAGCTCAAGACCTCGGTAGACATGATGTCTACCTGGGGGCAACAAGTCACTCAGATAGGCACGGATGTAGCTACTGTAGAGATTAATCAGATAGAACGTAGACGTGACTCTGATATCAAGGCTCTGGAGGCTCAGGGATATAGTGCTGAGTATTCTGCTCGTAAACGTGAAGAGATCAACGCTGAGTATGACCAGAAGGTACGCGAAGAGAAAAAGAAGCAACAGAAGTGGGCTATAGCCAGCGCCATTATCAGTGGTGGTGTGGCAGTGATGGGAGCCTGGGAAAATGCTATGAAGCTCGGCCCTCCTGCAAATATCATCGCTGGTATCATTAGCTCTGGACTCATTACGGGGCTCACCATAGCTGAAGTCGGTAGTATATCGTCTCAGAATTTCGCAAAAGGTGGAGTAGTCCAAGGTAACAAGGCACTCGGTGATGCACAGAGCGCAATGCTGACCGCCGGTGAGGTAGTATTGAATGATCGTCAACAAGGCAACCTATTAATGAGACTGGCCAATAATCCTGCTCAAGCGTCATCTATAAGAGGTGGAGATACGTATGTGACGATACAAGGTAACGCTGACGAAGCTATCCTGAATACAGCTCTACGTAGGTCACGACAGAGTCAGATGCAGGATATGAAGATGTTGCTGAGAGAGATGCAGTACACTGGTGTAGCTAGGATACAAGTAGCATGAGGATATCAGGTACAGGTATCACCAGTTTCCAGGCTAGGATACAGCCTGATTACCAGATCAATACGACTCTGGCTATCAAGTGGTTTGAGGTCACATCTGGCAGCTGGAGATCAGTAGATAGAGGCTCTACAGTAGATACATACGAGACTACAGTACGCCTACATGGTATCCGAGGTCGCATAGAACAATTGGTGTCCGAGCTATATGCGAACCGTGCAGCAGGCTCTAATGTAGTGACTCTGAGTGAATTCAATGCCAACGAAAAAATTTTTGGTGTGGATGTTGTACATACCAACGTAGCAGCAACGCTACTCGGTACTCCAAAGATAACTCAGATAGCGCTAAAAGTTTTTGAGGTAGAGGCCACGTTCAGAGCCATAGCGCCTACGTTTACTGGTAGTGCTACTGTACCGACGTTAAAATATCTGAATCATGGATACAATGCGAACGTGGATGAGTACACCATCAACAAAATTGACACGTATACGAGCTCATACACGTATCAGGATCATGTAGCCGACTCTGGAATATTCGAAGGTACGTTTCAGTTCACGGACGCTGAGCTGATAGGCTTGAGACGGTATATGGCTGTAAATCGTGGTACTACTGCTGCTATAGTTGAAATATATGGAGTGACGTATCCGTTTGGAGTGATCCGCGGTGGATATCCTGTAAATGTGAAGATCCTGGAGCTCAGGAATGAAACTCTACGAGGTATCGGTAATTGGTATGCTACGCTGAGACTGGCGGAGGTAGTATGATCCATGAAGAGATCAAATATACGATCTATGGTAAGACTGTCACAGATAGGCCGGTGGTGGCTGAGTGTAAACCGGATGCTACATGTAATGGTCAGATATACCTGGATCATGCGGCGGATACCTTCTCTGCCAAGGTCTACAAGACATCATCACCAACAGGCGTGTCCAAATATGAAGCGGACGGACCAGATCTTTATACAGTTACTATCCTTGGTTTTACTGGCATGGATAGCAGTTTGGATTTTACATTTAATCCAGCAGCAGTGAATTCTCCGACAGGTGCTATAGATGGTGAGTACTATGATGTGAAGTTTATAGCGTCTGAGACTGGAATATTTGGAGGAAAATCCACAGTGGATATCGTGATAAAAATGACAGCGAACCTCGAGGTATAACATGGCTATTCGACAAGAGTACAGACACAACATCTACGGTAAATCCACAAGAGATCCTTTACCAATAGCTATCTGCAAGAGCGGATCTACCATCGATGGTGTGATAAATACAGATCTACTCGGTATCACCGGTCTATCAGGACATGTGTACGAAGTAGTAGCACCTACAGGTCTGAATGATCCGTGGATCATAGTAAGTGGTGATCACGCTACTGGTATGGTCTTAGGATACACGGGGTTACAGTCTACCATCTCATATACGTTTGACCCTACAGCGTTAGGAGCTCAGCACGGTCAGAACTACGGCATAGAGTTTGAGTTCTCGGATGCCTCAGATTTGACGGTAGAGAAGGGTCAGCCTGATATTATAGTAGAGATCCGTGATCAACTTGGTGATTACGGTATCACTGGCACGGTGACCGCAAATGTTTATCAGGGTCCTCAAGGTGACATTGGGTATACCGGACTGCAAGGCCCAACTGGCTTACACGGAGCTACAGGTCCAGCAGGGTTCGCGTATGGAGTTACGGGACTTCCTGGGCAATCATATGGAGTCACAGGTACTATTAATGTCTCCATAGAAAACACAGTGAATATAACTACAGGAGTAAAGTCTAATATCACATTACCATGTGGTATAAATATTTATAACTGGTCAGCGTTTATGGGCTCTACAGGTTCTATGCTGGTGAGCCTCTGGAAATCTACCTATGCAGGATATCCTCCCACGGCATCTAATAGCATGAGTTCGGGAGCTACTGGTCCTTATATAGTGGCTGGCATAAAGAACACAGGTACTACAGCCGGTTGGGGCACTCCTACAGGAGCTCAAGGAGATATCATACTGGTAAGCGTAGACTCTATATCAGGGAATACCTCATCTGTTTATCTTGCTCTAAACTATAACAGGACGTGATAATGAAAACTAACGGCTTTATAAAGGAACTGCGAGGCTGGCAAATGGAAAATGGTTCTATACTCAACATGCCGGAAGAGGCCTCGGAGTATGATGTACTCGCTGAGGCTAAACGTCTCACAGAGATTGTCGCAGAGCTCCCGCCGATTATCATAGAGCCGACGCCCGACGAGCGTCTTGACGCAGCTATAACGGAGTACATCGCATTGACGAGTACGACCGTCGAGGACGTGGCGACCAAAGTGCTGAGTCGGTTGCCTGTCGAGCGTAAGAAAATGTACCTCGACGCTGCGGTTGCGATTGCTGCTACCGAGATTGACGCCGAGCCCATCGACACTGGTGGCGTGGTTGAGAAACCGATCGACATTGTGAAGGTGGGATAAATGGCAATCCGACGAGTCCTACCGACAGGCGTGGCGACAGGTGGCAGCGGTGCCGACTACGCGGCCAACGCTTGCGGCACGATCAACGAGGCATCCGCAGCGGCTACCGACACGTACCTCCTCGCCAGCCCAGACACCGCGTTCACCGGCTTGACGTTCGCATGCGCCAAGGGTACGGCTGCGACGCCCAACCGATACCTGAACGTGGCTACGGGTGCGCTGAGCAGCTTTGGGGCGTTGATTGCTGACTGTCTGTCAACGAGTGGATGGGTTGCCAATGGTGCGGGCGATGTGGGGCT